GCCCGCCGGATGGCACGGGAGGAAGCCTTGGAAAACTTCCGACGACTGCTGGCGCTACCATACCCAGTCGCTATCGAGAACCCGGCCACCAGCTTCATCAACAAGGCGATCAGACCGCCAGACCAGATCATACACCCCCACCAGTTCGGGGACGATGCCAGCAAGGCGACAGGGCTGTGGTTGAATGGGCTGCCTCCACTGCGTCTGGACCCCGGCAAACAGGTGGCTCCGCGATATGTGAACGGCAAACCCAGGTGGGCGAACCAGACTGATAGTGGGCAGAACCGGCTGCCCCCATCAGAGACCAGGTGGCTGGAGAGATCGGCCACCTATCCCGGGATAGCCAAAGCAATGGGCTGTCAGTGGGGCGAATATATCAGGGAAAGAAATTAGAGGAGAACACCATGAGCAACACCACCACCGGGCATTGCCCCGAATGCGCTAAAAACGGATTTCCCGAAACCCCGAGCATGAAGGACAGCCCGCTCTGCGGCGATTGTCACGACCTGATGGGGTCGGCTCAGGTTGAGCAGGAAGCGTGGGCCGTAATGGCGGAGGACGGGGAATGAAAGCAGTCTACTCAGAAGTGCCAGCGGTAACCGCAGCCGTTGGCAACATGAAACCCATCCAGAAAGCCGCCAGAGCCGCCCGCAGCCTGAAGCTGCAACGCGAGTACCTGCAATGCGCCCGGGAAGCTCTGGCGCGACGCGGGGTGGCTGTAGCGGCAATGTGGATACTTCGTTGGAAGGAAGAGCGGCAGGTTTGGGCGCATTTGGTTAATCGGGTGGAGGCATAACAGTGAAAACAGTACAAGTCGAATCGCCGACGCAGATTGTCGAGATCAGCGTAACCGAGCTGGCCCGCGCATTCTGGAACATGGATACAGAGGAGCAGGCAGAATTTCTGGATCAGCTGGGCGCGATTATTGAGGAAGATGGAAAACACAACAGAAGCGCATATAGCTACGGCGAAATGCAGTGGTGCCACTTGCGAGATGAGCTTCGCAAACCAGGGCGCGAGCGGGCAAACATCATGCACATGGCGCTGTCGGCGTTTGCGTATGATTTTGTTCCGCAGAAGATTGAGGGGTGTCGGTCATGAGCAAGTTCAAGGGAACGCCGGGGCCGTGGATCGTGGATGGAACTGTAATACGCGGCGATGCTGACCATATCGGCAGGACCGTGTCCGTTGCATGTACGCTGAATGTGGCGTGGCCATATGGTAGGAGGGCGATAAAAGAGCAGCCCTACAACGCCCGCCTGATCGCCGCAGCGCCGGAGTTGCTGGAGGCTCTGATTATGTGCTGCCAATCCATGAGCAGCGTTCTTCCGGATTTCAACCCGTTTGACCAAGCGGCATACGACAAAGCCCGCGCCGCCATCGCCAAAGCAACCGGAGAGGCCCCATGACCCCCATCCCCACAATAACCGACGACCTCCTGCGCGAACTCGAAGCCGAGTACCGCGCCACCGAGAACACGCAACAGCTGAGCCTCATCCGCCGCCTGCGCGAATCCGAGGCCAGGCTGTGGAGTATGTGCGTAGCGGTTACGCAGAAGGATGTGGAGCGTGTGAAGCGCGAGACGTGCAACAACCTGGATTATCTGCGCGGCCATGCTGCGGGAGGTGAATAATGCGCGGCAGCAAACACGGCCTATGCCGTGCGGGGTACCAGGTCAGGGCGCACGAATACGCCGCTCGTGGCCGCGAACTGCCGCAGTCGAAGCTGACCGACGATATCGTCAGGCGAATCCGCAAGAACAAGGACGGACTGACCGCCAATCAATGGGCAGAGCATCTTGGAGTCCACAGGCGCACGATTGATGGTGTTCGGAGCTATCGGACTTGGAGGCATGTTAGGTGAACAATCAAAACACAACGGAGAAACCAATGACCAAGGTAATCAACCAGGTAATCACTGATCGTTATGCGCTGTATCACGCGGATACTGTGGAAGTTGCGGCAGGATTGCCGAGCGATAGCGTGGGTTTTTCAGTATTCAGCCCGCCGTTTGAAACGCTGTTCACCTACTCAAACAGCGACCGCGATATGGGCAACGCTCGCAGCACCGAGGACTTCTGGAGCCAATACCATTACCTGATCCGCGAGCAGATGCGAGTGATGAAGCCGGGCCGACTGGTCGCCATTCACTGCATGAACCTGCCAACCAGCAAACAGAACCACGGATACATCGGCATCCGTGACTTCCGTGGCGAGATTATCCGCGCATACCAGGATGCTGGATTTATTTTCCATTCCGAAGTGTGTATCTGGAAAGATCCGGTTGTGGCAATGCAGCGCACCAAGGCGCTCGGACTGCTGCACAAGACGCTCTGCAAAGATAGCAGCATGAGCAGGCAGGGAATCCCCGACTATCTGGTGATCATGCGCAAGCCTGGCGAAAACGATACGCCGATCAGCGGGGCGCTCACTCACTATGTTGGAGACGATGTTCCGCCCGTGTTTAAGCCGGTTGAGTACGATGATGGGCGATGCGCCTATGTGCCTGCTAATGAAAGCGCCAGCGTCATTGATATCTGGCAGCGCTACGCCAGCCCCGTCTGGAGCGATATAAACCAGACCGACACGCTGAATTTCCGCGAGGGCCGAGATAGCGACGACGATCGTCATATCTGCCCACTCCAGCTGGACGTGATCGAGCGCGCATTGCAGCTGTGGAGCATGCCTGATGATCTTGTGTGGTCCCCTTTTATGGGTATCGGCAGCGAGGGCTATGTCTCCGTAAAGATGGGGCGGCGATTCGTGGGCGCCGAGCTCAAGGAATCCTATTTCAATCTGGCCGTGCGCAACATGGAGCAGGCAGGCAAGAGCCAATACGATATGTTCGGGGGTCTGTAATGGAATACGCAGAGTACATACGCCAGCGCGAAATAACCCCTGTTGTTAGTGGTTTTGAGGCAGAGGAATCGCAGTTTCCTGACGCCATGTTCGACCATCAGCGGGCCGTGGTTAAGTGGGCATGCAGGCGCGGTAGGGCCGGGGTATTCATGGATACCGGCCTTGGGAAAACCATAACACAGCTGACGTGGGCGGATCAGGTTGTCCGTCATACCGGCGGATTCGTGATAGTACTTGCTCCGCTTGCGGTAGCGCACCAGACCGTGCGCGAGGCAGGCAAGTTCGGACTTAGCGCGACGATTGCCGAAAGCGACGACGACATAAAAGATCCCGGCGTATACGTCACCAACTACGAGAAGCTGCATCGTTTCACGCCTGAGCAGTTCGCCGGCGTGGTCCTGGACGAGTCCAGCATCCTGAAGGGAATGCAGGGACGTGTTCGAGCACAGATAACGGAGTTCTTCTCGCAGACACCGTACCGACTGAGCTGCACTGCAACGCCTAGCCCCAATGACTTCATGGAGCTTGGGACGCAATCGGAGTTCTTGGGGATCATGAGCCAGGTTGAGATGCTTGCCATGTTCTTTATCCACGACACGGCAGGTGGCACAGGGTCGTGGCGACTAAAAGGACACGGCAAGGCGAAGTTCTGGGAATGGCTGGCGACATGGTGCGTTTTCCTGCGCAGCCCGGCAGATATTGGGTTCGATGCGTCAGGATATGACTTGCCGCCTTTGGAACTGCACGAGCACGTTATTGATACGCCGCCGCCGCCCGGTGAGCTGGTTGCGCGTCCGGCGCAGAGCCTTCAAGAGCGTAACGAGGCAAGGCGCAGCACGGTTGAGGAGCGGTGCAGACTGGCGGCTGATATTGTCAACGCACTGGATGAGCCTTGCGCTGTGTGGTGCAACCTGAATGCAGAGTCGGAGCTGCTGGCAAAGCTGATACATGGCGCGGTCGAAGTGACCGGAAGCGACACGCCAGAACACAAGGCAAGCGCTCTGATAGGCTTTGCAGATGGCGAGATTAAAGCGCTTGTCAGTAAACCGCGCATCGCTGGATTCGGGATGAACTTTCAAACCAGCAGGCATTGCGTGTTTGTTGGGCTGTCCGATAGCTGGGAATCCTACTATCAGGCTATCCGCAGGCAGTGGCGTTTCGGGCAGACCAGAACAGTGCATTGCCACATCGTCAGCGCCGACACCGAGGGCGCAGTGGTTGATAACATCCGGCGTAAGGATCAGCAGCACCAGGAGCTGTCGGCGGCCATGATGGATCAGATGGTTGATTTCATGCGGCGCGAGGTTTTTGGAGCGGCGATTGAGAAGACTGACTATGCTGCCGAAATGGATATGGAGTTGCCGGGGTGGATGAGAGAACCGTGGTTACAGTGAGTTAAAAATCCCTTGCACAACTAGCGCACGCCAACCTATAATCCATTGCAAGCCAAGACCCAAACGTCTGGTCGCGGATGGGTCGAAGCGGGAACCGCCCCCCTCTGGCGGTATATCCAGAGGGCAACGAAAAGGGTGGCTTGCCTCAATACTGAGGGCGGTAAAGCCGTAGCGAGCACCCTTCTCGATGCAGATGCGATGAAATGCTTACTGGGCGGTACAGGGTAAACCGCCATGCCGGGATCAGCTCCGGCCATCTGCATCAACCAGCAATATGTCCCCGGCCTCTGCCACAGGTACGCCGGGGATCTCAAAGCGACACCAGCTAAGAGCGTGTGACTTACGCCGGATGGAGAGCAATCCGGCACCTATAACTACAGGAGAAACCCATGAACCACTACCAGATCAAATTCGCTGGCTTGACCTACCACGTCGAGCCGTTCTTCGACGAAGATCAGCTGTTCGCCGTCATCCACCGGGTAGACGGGCTGGAGCAATACGGCCCGGATGAGCTGCCCGCCATGTTTGATCAAGACGTTCACACCGAGCTGGCAAAGCTGCTGGGCGAAGTGCTGCGCAAAGAAGGGTGGGAAGTGTGATGAGCAACCACGAAGACCCCAGAGAAATCAAAACAACACTGATCGTCCTGTTCGGCGTATTCCTTCTGGCCGCTGTCGGCATCGTGAACACGCTGGACAAGCGCTCGGAGCAAAACCAAGCCAGCCTCTACTGCGAGATGGTTGCCGAATACAAGGCCAGCAACGGCAAGCACGGCTGGCCCGCCTACAAGGGAGAGATGCAGTGTCAATAAACATCCGCCTTTATCGCGGCCAGCCCGTGCCGTACTTCGAGTTTAGCGACTCAGAGCTTAGGCATGCCATCCAGGCTGCTAACGAGTCAATCCAGTCCCTGGCGCTGCTGGACACGAAGCGGGCAGAGTGGAGCATCAAGGTGCTGCGGGACAACATCAAGACCATGCGCCGCGTTATGGGAGGTGCATCATGAGCAATATAACCAAGATACACCATCTGCACGAGATCAGCCTTGACCAGCTTTGGCACGAGGCGGAATCGCTTGGCGTGATAGAAATTGACAGAAGCTCATACCCAGACGATGCGCCTTATGTGTGCGAGATCAAATTCCGCAGGAAAACAGGAACAAGAATTACCGCTGTTGGCCGCGACAGAAGCATCCATTTCGCATTGGCGGCAGCAATCAACGAGGCCCGGGAGATGGGCGCAGGAGTCATTCAATGAAGTGGAAAGAAGAGCACTGGCAGGCGCTGTGCAA